CAAAATACGCCATAACCTTTTTTGATTATTTATACCCTCACTACGATGTCTCCATCGTCATCATCATCTTCTTCATCATAAAAATATCCATTAACCTTTTCTTGAAAAGATGGATCGACTGTAAAGACTACATCTACATCTTTCTTTGTTTCAAAATTAAAAGATAATAATTCTTCTTTATCAAGATCTACATCAGCCATTTCAGGATGGACAGTATAAGTTTTCCAGACACTTTCTTCTGGTTCCAAATTTCCGTGCATGATATCCTCCAAGTGCTAATATTATTTATTCATAAAAGGAAACAGTGTATTTCTTAATAGAACCAATAATGATTTTGTTGCACTTCCTTTCATCTCATTAAACATATCCATGTTTAATTTAAAAGCATAATTTGCCTCTTCTATTAATGCGTCTTTTTGTTCTCTTGATAACTTTAAATTATCTAGTGTTGATCTATATTCTGTTTTAAATGCTTTAGCATCCTCTATACGAGGGAAATCATAAAAGTGTAAACCCTCACCTTCCCGTGGATTTAATGCTTTCTTAGCAATACCTTTAAGGATTTGACCACCTGATAGATCACCAATATATCTTGTATAGTGATGTGCAATCAATAGATAAGGATCTTTCTCTGCTACTTCATTAATTCTGTAACAATACTTATTACATGCTTCTGTAGGTATCTGTTTCTCTCTCCACATTGGCCCATAATAATATCTAAGATCTCTTTGTATAAAAGCGGTACGGAATAATAATACATTCCATTTCTTTATTTCATTAACAAATGGATCATTGGTTTCTTGAAGCCTCTCTTCCATTGTTTCATAGACATACCAAAAGTTAGTAATCAGTTTACGATACTCTTCTGGGTCTAATACCCCTTTAAGAAATGAAGCAACAAATTTAGTATTCTCTGCTGCAGAGTGAGACTTTTTAGTTCCCTCTTTTATTTCTTTAGAAAATTGTGTAGTCATAGTTAATTTTCATCATTTAAAGTTTCATGATTTCCTAGAGATTTATACTCTAGTTGTGCTCTTAAAAACAGAACTTCTTTTTTGAGTTCCTTTTTTTCTTTTTTGAGTTCTTCTATTTCTGTTTCGTATATGATAATCATATCTTGCAGTTTATAGTTTTCATTTTCTAGTTCCCAGTCCATTTGCGTACTTACTACCCTTGCACATAAAGGTAGAGTCAGAAATATTTAGGTCTAGTAAAACTATTTAACCCTTTAATATTTTCTTCATAAAAAAAGAGACCCCGTAGGGTCTCTTTGAGGAATATGTAATATGAATTACATAAGGTTCTTAACCTGAACACGACGGTAGTAAACGTTAGTGTTAGCGGTAAGAGCACCAGCACCTTGAGTTGTACCACGTGAGAATGGATTGGCAACCATACCATAACGAGTCTTGAAGCCAATCTTAGGTTGGAATGTATCCTGACCAATGGATCTGACCATTTGGAGAGGAACGTAAGGGCAGTAGAAGATACCTGCATCATAAGCAGATGTTCCTTTGTATCCCATTACGTAGAAGTGATTGTCAGCAACGTTTGCAGAGTATGGGTCAACATAGACCTTAATACGTCCGTTTAGTGTACCAACTAATGTTGATTCAGTGTCATCAACACCTGTTAGAGAGTTGTTTCCACCAAGAGCAGGAGCGTAATCAAGTACACCTGCCATTCCTAGAGCACTTGCAACGTCAGCAGAGCAGACGATGAAGTTACCCTTTCCACGACGAGTCTCTTGACCAATCGCATTAGCATCTCTTTCTATCTGATAGATAAGACCTTTGAATTTCTCAGCCATCCAGCGTCCGTTGGAGTCAACGTCTAAGTCGAACTGTCCACCAGTTGCAACGTTATTCTGAGCACCAGGCTTAGCAGTTACGTAGATTGTACGAACAACTTCACGGTTGATTTCAGCAAGAACTTCAGCAGACAAAATGTTTGCAAGTTCTGCTTCTGCATCTAGACCGTGGATTGCTTTCAAGTCCTGAGCAAGTTCTAAACTGTACTCGGCTTTTAGCGCACGACCTTTTGCTTCAACAGCGACTTTCTCGATGGAGAATGACATCTCACGGAAAGCTGTTCCAGCGGATGATCCGAGAGCTTCCTGAGTTGCTGTGTTCATACCACCAACAGCAGCATAGTTGCCAGGTGATGCGTCATTCAGAACTGAAGGGTTTGTTGCGGCTTCACCAGTTGCAGCACTGTAAGCACCGTCATCAGCAGAGAATCCTGTTGGAACCTCATCATAGAATGATTCGTTGGTGAATACGTTAGGGTTAGCACCGTTACCATCACGGTCTGCACCACGATGTGAGCGCATTGCGAAGATTAGACCTGTAGGGCCAGACATTGGTTGAACACCGCAAATGTCATATGCCATCAACTTAGGCATAGAACGGCGAATCAAGCTGATTAGTACAGGGTCGAAACCTTGGTTAGGTAGAGCAGCTGAACCACCAAATCCACCAGTTCCAGCGGAGTTAGTTGGTTGTTCTGTAAGGATACCACGCTCTTCTTGCATAAACCTTTCTTGGTTTTCAAGAAGTACGGCAGTTACAGCTCTACGATGATTATCTTTAATATTCTCAAGACCATCGTGCTCCAGTACGGGAGCCCACTTTTCTTGAAGTTTTTCTGCGTTATACATTGAGAATTTTACCTCTTTATTATTTGTTAGTTAGAGTACTTTGAAAGCGCAGCAGCATAAGATGCCATTGGGCCTTCTAGATCTTCAGCAATTACTTGCTGTTTTTCAACAAGATCCTCAGATGAAGATGCTTTTGTTGATGGGAAATAATTTTCCTTGATCGTTACGACCTTTTCCCGATAAGACTCTTCACTAACAAACTCAACACCTTCTGCTAAAGAAGCAAGCTTTTCTTTTTGTGTTTGAGCAAGACCTTCGGAAATTTCTGCAATTATTCCATTTTTAGTATAGGTTCCGATTGCCTTATTGAGCTCAACATTAGTTTCGATTTGCTCGTTAAGTTTTTTCTCCATATCATCTAATTTCTCAGACATATCGCTGAGAACATCATACTTATCTTCTGGGATATCGACATAATGTTCTTCAAAGAGATTCTTCAACCCTGTGATGAACTCTTCTGTCAATTCATTACGTAGACCATTGTCAACGGCGAGTTGATTTTCCTTGATCCACTGTTCAGCAGTGTATTCAAGATGAGAATCTACACGTGTTTCCATTGATTCTGTAACTTCGGCAAGTTTTGCCTGAAGTTTTTCTTCGTAAACTTTTTCTAGTTTTTCAAGTTCTTCAACAACCTTCGCCTTAACGGCTGCTTCGAAGATAGTTGTTGCTTTAAACTTGAACTCCTCGGAGAATTCTTCTCCTTTTAGAAGAGCGTTAACGTCATCAGATACGTCTATTTTAATCTCTTCTTTTGTTTCCTCTCCTACGATCTTCTGGCCTGGAGCAGATCCATCCAATGTAGGCATTGGATCAGGAGCACCAGCACCTGCGTTTACAGCCGTCTTAGTTTGCTTCGCTTTTGCGGAAGCTTTCTTACCAACCGATGGCTCGGAGTTAGGTGTAGGTTTTGTGATGGGCCCACCAAGGTCTTCTGCGGATCCAGTTTGGCCTGGAACAGTATTATCAATCTTTGGCATGGGATCACCAGGCGCAGCATTCTTAGTTACTGGATTACTGCCCTCTTCTACGGTTTCAATATTTGTTTCAGATACATTCGACATTGGATTCCCCTTGTGAAAAAATGGTTATTTTCTAATAATATTTATTAAATTTTAATGTTACGCAAAAATGACTCAAAAACTTCAAGTTTTCTTGCGTCCAGTTCGCTTTGCGGAGAATTGTCTAGGTATTTTTTAGACTGTTCGTATGATGACTCTTGCCAACGTCCTTCAGCCATAACCCATTCCTTACCTTCCATGATGCCCTCCACAAAAGCATCTGGAGCAGAAGGATCTGCAACTATATCTGCAGCAGTAGAAAGCATAAAATCATCTTTAACGATGTTTATGTTTCCTCTTCTCTCGATAGAACCTAAACCTCTTGAGGAAACTCCTAGTTTAACACCCTCACTCAAGAGTGATGATGCGATTTTACCCATAGGTGTTTCGAGAATTTTTGCTTTACCGATGAAATTCTTACCTTCTTGTTTTAGTGATATGATTTTGTGAGAAACCCTATCAAGATTTACTGTGGGGCCATCTGGATGACCTAACTCACCTAAAGCTCTACCCTTTGCAATAAAAGATTCATTGTATCTACCAACTTCTCGTGAGAGAGTATTCATTGGATACATTCTCCCATTTCGATTCTTAATATCAGATTGAAGAAATACACCTTCTATGAAGTGCGACTTTTTACCGCCCTTCTCTTCAGTAATAAAATTTACTGATTCAATTTCTTCTGAAATAAGTTTCATGATAGTTACTCTTCCTTTGGTTCAGTAGGTTCTGCTTCTGTGGTTTCAACTTCAGCAGCTGGTGTTTCTGGTTGTGATTCAGAATCTGTTGCTGCGTGATCAATCTTCTCTTCCTTATCCTGATCTATTTGATATTCGGGATCAAAGAAGTGTTTTGCAATCTGTACTTTACGAGCCTGAAGATGTTCAGTACTTTTACCGTAAAGTGCGTCATACACTTTTTCATTCGCATTGTGATTGTCTTTATTAACGATAGCGTCAACAATCTCTCTAGATATCGAAGGCATAATAATACTCCACTATATTATATATTTATTAAATCTTACCCTTAGCCATATCGCCAGGAGCAATTGCTGCGGAAAAAGCACTATCTAAGTCACTTTCTCCACCATTCATGGCGCCAGGAGTCATCTCTTCTTCGCCACCCATACCCATCATAGAAGGATCCATTTCCATAGGATCTTGTATTATTCCTAATTCTTTTTCCTTCTCAATCTGTAAATCCATCTCTTCTATCTCCTCATCAGTGAAGTGAAGAACTTGTTTACGGACATAATCAACTGAAAAATATCTACCGAGGTATGGTTCGATCATTCCAACTGAATTTAGTCTTTCAGTTAGAAGCTCATTATCTTTCAATTCTGTGAAATGATTATCGAAAATATAATCGTACTGAATATTTTCTTTCATATCATCCCAATCATCCATAGTAAGAATACCCTTAAGGAGTAATTGAGTTCTTAAAAGATCATTGAATAGATCTGAGAACTTCTTACGTAGACGACCAACGAACTTAGCAAATTTAAGTTCATCTCTGGTAATCTCATTGGTTCTACCAATGGTGAATGATGATTCCTGTTCTAGTCTTGAGAGTGGAATATTCAGAGACTTATATAGTTTCTTCTGGAAATACTTAACATCTTCTAACTCACCTAAGTTTTGTCCACCAGGCAATGTAGTAATTTCAGTACCTCTACCCCCTTCTCTACGTGGTAACCAGAAATCTTCAAGCATACTCATATGCTTTCTGTCATCCTTTACCTCACCAGTAGCAGAATCATATACCAGTTTATTTCTATATCTATTCATTACTTCACGCAGATATTGTTCTGCTTTCATCTTAGGTAGATTACCTACATCAATATAGAAAATTCTTCTTTCTGGAGCTCTTGATATTCTGTAAATCACTAATGAGTCTTCAATCATTCTTAGTTGATTTACTGATTTAATGGCTTTATGCAAGAACGATAGAGTCATATTTCTATTATGATCCATCAATCCAGAAGCAACAAAAGTTATTGCATCATCAGCAATTTTTAATCCTTTTGCTTGAGTTGTTTTATACCCACTAGGGAAATACATATAATATTCTACAACATCACCATAGTCATATGATTTTGTCATTCCCCCATCTTGGGTGACCATAGCGGCCCCATCTTTATTCTTAACTATCTCTCTAACTTTCTTTATTTTTAATGCATCAATATATCTTAACTCTTTAATTCCTTCCTGTGGTTTATTAAAATCAATCAATTTATGATAGAACATTCTACCATCAATATACCAACGACGGAATATATCATGTGATTTTCTATCAAAATCTAATAAACGTAAAATAAATTTAAATTCTTCTCTTATCTGTTTCTTTACTTTATCACTTGCTTCTAAATTAGATAACTCAATATTAACTGGCGCAAAATCTAAATCACTAGCAACTGATTCATTAATTATATCATCTATAGCACTATCACATTCTGGGTGCAATGCAATTTCTCTGTACTTTTTAATTAACTCAAAGTCATTATTACTTTTAGGTATTCCGTCAATATCTACGTACTGACCAAAATAGGCACCAGCCGCTACTACGGAGGTGCCGTCATCATTATTAGGCGGGGCAGGAGAAATTAATTTTGCTTTCTTCTTACGCTCCGCAATAGAGAACCCAAATAACTGAGTCATAGTATAAATTTACTCTTTAATCTTTACTATTTAGTTACTTTAGCTTGCGGTATCTAAAGTTGGATTAGAAACCTCGTAATAGTTATATTGAAATTCGCAAGTGAATTCTTCAATCTGATCGTTAGATTCGTATGATAGATCTATAGCAGATAGCGCAGATGGCCATGCATCATAGAACTTATAAGCACGAACAACGTCCATACCATCATTACCAGCAGCAGTTATATTAGGTGGAGTTTTATCTGGTTTTTTACCATCTCTACTTAATTGGAATACTTCCAAATCTACTGTGTATCCTTGACCACCATCACCGTAACCAAGTTGTGAAACGTTTTCTGTCAGTGCGTTAATACCTCTAGACCATGCTTCAAATGCTTTACGAATGGTAAACTCACCGTCATTTAAAACGGTAACTGACCAAGGTTCAAATGTCCTGTCTCCAGCAACTTTAAGCATCCTTCCTCTAAAAGGAACGTCTATGGATCCTATTGTTGATGCAGGTATTTGTGCAGTCTTTACAAGAAATTGAGCCTTTTCTGTAGCAGAATTAGCGTCAATTGTTCCAAAATCTATTACGCTAGATAGTTCATTTGGGAAGTTAAGGCGAACCATAAACAGATTCGGCCTTGCACCACCCTGTGTAAGTTTTGACTTAAACTCTGATATGCCTCTTGCCATTGTGTTATTCTCCGAAGTTGTAGTAAGCTAAAGGGTAAATTATGAAATTAGTTCGTTGAACGAAACGCCAGTTCTAGTTGCAACGAATGTTATCGTGATGAAGTTGATTGAACGAGCAGGTTTGATGTAAATTTCAGCCTTAAACTCATTTCTATCAATAACATCAGGAGTGTTGTTTGAAGTGTCACAAACAACTAGGAAGTCATAAATGCCTCTCCTACCCTGTACACCTCTAAGATATGGTTCAACTGCAGCCCTAAAGCCAGATCTTGTTAACTCATCGTTAATCTCAAACAACTGATATTTAGAGAATTGTGCAATATTCTTTTCCAACTCAATAAAGAGTCTACGAACATTAATTCTATCAAATGCAGATGGTGAAGCAAGTGCAGTTTTGTCACCAAATAATACTGTTCCTTGGCCAGGGAATGTAGAAATAGGATTAACTCTTGCGGTATAAAGTCTATCTCTATCAGCCTGTCTTGGACTAAATGCAAGTTTTGTTG